CTAACAAATCTTCACTGGTGCCACCAATCGATGTAACATAAAAATTCAACGGTTGGTTAGGATGTTGTCGAACTATGGTGATTATTTCATCGTATTCTTCTTTATGAAGTTTACCTACGACTTTATAGTCTTGTTCGCTGAGTTTGGTTATTTCCGGAGTAGCACAACCAATCAAGATAATGGCTATTGTGAGATAACTATATAACTTTAGCATCTTCTATTAGGTGTTCCATTTTACGTTGGCGCTCAATTAGCTTAAAAAACAATGCTAGGGTATTTGCCGCATCGACGTCTGCTCTGTGCGCATCACCTTTGAAGTGTAGTTTAAAGTAGCCCATAGCACTAGCTAGTCCTCCACTGGGCTTTTTACCTCGAGCAAACATCAGCAGAGTATAGAACGTTTTAGTGTCAATCCATCGCCGTCCAAAGTGGGGGAAATCTACGCACTGCTTACTAAACTCTTGTAGCAATTCAACACTATCGCCACCGCCCCAGGTAACAGGATTAACAAAGCAATTTTGCTGTTTGATTAGCTCTCCCAACTCACGGGCTACTGTTTCGTGGCTAACACAGTTAGCACTAATATCACTGTCAGTAATACCTGTCAGGCCAATAATAAACTCACTAATAGGCTCCTTGGGATCTATATACCATTTCTTAGTAAAATAGTTTTCAACTCGGTCATCTGCTTTACCAATGGCAATGCCAACCTGAATGATCTTACCACTTGGTTGGTTGAGCTCTAAATCTAATGCTAAGTACTTTTGATTCTTATCTATCAATTATGATCCAATTCCAAAACTTGCAGGTGATGCCCAAAAGAAACCCAAACAAAACAAATACACACTAACTTTTGCCATAAACCAAACAAACTTTAAAATAGCAAAATGATGATACGCATCAAATATAAGAAATGCTGATAAGATAAACCAAGCACTCATATCGCTAAAATCACCCGAAGATGAAGAAGAATAAGAATAACCACCACTACCACCTTTGCTTGAGCTTGCTGTATCGCTAGCGTTGTTTATAGCAGCAATTTGACGACAAGCAGGGCAGATGTGCGTCCGATCGCCGGATGGTAAATCAGCACCACAATTTAAACAATGATAAATCATAATAGTTATCTTTCTTAATTTCGATAAGTGCTATTATACATGAAGCTAACCAAAATGTCAACCGTTTCTTAGACTAAACATTGTAGTTTCTTGTTCTGGATATGGTGCTTTCATCCATTCACTCATATGCTGTGCATTGTCACTAAGTTTAACTAGGTCATACTTTCCGCAGAATTTAAGGAAGTATGCTCCAACGTTGCTGCGTGTTTTGAGCTGGGCATTCTCTTTAATACAATCAAATATTTTATCTTTAATATCTGCCGGCTGTGCTGATAAGTCTACTAGCTGTACATTGCGATTGTAATCATCTAATACACGATGTTCGTCACCGTTATGATCAGTCCAACGTTGTAACATAAGGTTATTCCAAGCATAACCTTGACGATCCTTGTCACCAAACGCTTCTTCTAATCCAACTTTGTTCTTAGTGCCTTTAGTGCGTACACCGGGATAAGCACTAAAGATGTTATCTGTAGGGTCACCACGCATACACTTTTCAAACAAGATGAACTTAGGGTTGGGAATCTTCTTAGGCTCTTTAGTCTTTTTATCTAAAACGGGCTTACCTTTTTTATCAAATATACCGGTAATAGTATGTAATTCATCTGCAATGCCGTTATATTGATTAACGTTTTCTGCTAGTAATTGATAAAAGTCTGTGTCACTGCTGATAATAGTGTGATGATCGTGTGGATGTGCTTGTATAAAGCCTGCAATAAGATCATCAGCTTCTAATTCACCGTGTTGTAAGACTGTACAGTTAGTACGCTCACTGATGAATACCTTAAGTGCATCAAAGGCTTCCCAGAACAATTGATCTTCTTCTTGTTCTTTTTCAGTAAGGGCGGCACGAGATACAGCACGATTGGCTTTGTATGGAGTATAGAAGTCTTTGCGCCAACTACGCCCTTCTAGGCAGATAATAACATGATCAGCACGTTGATCACGCCATGCTTTATTAATCGATGCCAAGGTTACGTGGATAGCAAAACCCAACTTATCCCAAGTATCACTTTGGCGATGTGCTGAATGTCTTGCTCTAAAAAATGTGTTTGCGGTGTCTACAAGTAAGTATCTCATGTAATCATTATACTTTCTTTTTGAACGGATGTCAACTAAATTCTGCTTTCCCGCCGCCGATATCTTTACGTTGGATTGGTTGTACGTTGTTACGTTTATCGGGATCTGCTTGCTCTTGTTGGTATGTTTCCATAACTACATGACGGCAAACATCTTGGAACCAATTATCCACTACGTCTGCATCTGTTTTACCTTGATAACCACTTTTAATTAAACGTGCTACAAAGACATCGTTCCAATCCAATTCAAATGCACCTGCACCTGGATTTTCTGGGTCTACTTCGATACCTAATACATTTACCCACGGCTCACCAGCCGCAGTTGCTAGAGCTTTTGGGTCATTCTTTTTAGCAGCTTCTTCAGCTTTCTTAGATTCTTTTTTAGATTTAGCCTCGGCTTTCTTTAGAGCGTTTTCAGCTTCAAGTTTTGCCTGTGCTTCTGCTAGTTCACGAGCTTCTGCTTCTTTTTGTGCTTTAGTTTTAAATAGATTCTTGAAATCCATATTATTAATCCTTGTGGTGTTGCCAATATTGATCAGAGCCACCTAGATGACCCCAGTCTGAATCAACTGTTAGTTTACTACTTATACCGCCACGAGGGCGATAATCAATTTCTATACGTATACGATCTGGCTCATAAACAGTCTTAAGATCTTTATACATTACATCTAATGCACGTTCGTAACTAAGTCTAGTATCGCGATATTGGAATAGATATTGTTTAAGACTTTTTAATTCAATAGTCTTATTATTGCCATAGAACCAAATAGTTACGTCACCAAAGTCTGGTTGGTTAGCACCACCTAAGAATGTAAATTCTGGAACACTAATACGTTGTTCGTAACCTTTAGCCGCATTAGGTAGTGATTTTAGTACATCGCCGGTAATTGAATCCCACAACTTCTTTTCCATTATTGATCCTCAAATAAATCTAACTCTTCCCACGGTAAATTATCTTTACCAAAGTGACCATAGTTAGTAGTACTACTGTAAATAGGGCGGAATAGTTTAAATCTATTAATAATACCGCGTGGAGTTAAGTCTACATACTTAATTATCCATGCAGTTAGCTCACTATTGTTGCCATCGCTGTCGACATAAACACTCATTGGTTGTTCTACACCAATTGCATAGGCCAATTGTACTGTAGCATGTGTAGCTTTACCACTAGCTACAATGTTCTTGGCAAGATAGCGAGCCATATAAGCTGCACTGCGATCAACCTTAGTAGGGTCCTTGCCACTGAAAGCACCGCCACCGTGCGGGCAACTACCACCATAGGTATCAACAATAATCTTACGTCCGGTTAATCCAGTATCACCATCTGGACCACCGATAACAAAACGCCCAGTTGGATTAATTAAAAACTCTGTTGCGTCTGTAATTAACTCTGCAGGTAGGATAGTTCTAATAATGTTTTCTACATTAGCACGCACAGTTGCAATGTCTGTATCTTCACTATGCTGTGTTGAACAAACAATTTTGGTAGCATGACTAATTGAATGATCATCATTGAACTGCAACGTCACTTGCGACTTGGCATCCGGCCCTAACCAAGTAGCACCTTCTTTGCGTAACTTTGCTAGTGCTTCAACAATCTTGTGACTGTAGTAAATCGTTGCTGGCATATAGTTAGGAGTTTTGTTTGTAGCATAACCAAACATTAGACCCTGATCTCCGGCACCGAATGTGTCTGTACCTAGTGCAATATCTGCGCTTTGCCCATGTAATAGGTTAGTGATCTCAACTGTACGCCAATCAAACCCGGTTTGCTCGTAACCAATTTCTTTAATCGTACGACGTACGGTACTTTCAATTTCTTCTGGGTGTAAAATAACATTTTTATATTCTCCTGCAACAATAACACGATTGGTAGTAACCAACGTTTCGCAAGCAACACGCATACTTGCGTCTTCATGCGCCATTACTAGATCTAAAATAGCATCACTGATAGCATCTGCTACCTTGTCCGGGTGCCCTTCACTGACACTTTCGCTTGTAAACAAATAACTCATTTAATACCCCATTTAATTTTTAACCAAATACGCTCGTGGATGTAATAGTCCACACTTAATAATATATGTAACAAAGTAGCGAACCCTGTGCTATGTGCCAGATCGCCTGTGTACAAATATGTCCAAAAGATCGTAAACAACCATGCAGTAACACGATAGCTGATCATGCGTACTAATGTACGCTTATGTGTTTCCATCATTTGCCCCAACTGTTACCCCAAAGATCAACATGTAATCTTGGGCTGTAATAATAACCACGGCGCATGGCTTCATCTGCTACGTTAAATTTATTACCGTTGTAAACGCTAACAACACCCCCAACAGGCATAATGTATATAACACCTTCAAATCCTTCACGACGATATTCTGCCACTGCCTCTTCTACTTCTTCAAAATCATCTGGATTTTCAACTACAAACTTAAGATATGTACGTCCTACTTGTTGATAACTAGCTACAATCTCTGGCTTGATAGCATCCTCCCAACGTTCACCACTTGGACTTAGTTTAGCACTAACACTAAATGTAATCTCACGCTGTGTGATACTCGGAATGCCTACCCATTCACGTAAATACGCCGCAAAGTCTTCGCTAAGTTCTTGAGTACCGTTGGTTTCAAATGTAATGTTCTTTAGGTCACGCATTTCAATTGCTTCTAACAGCTCTGGGTATACTTTCTGCCAACCTAGCAACGGCTCGCCACCTGTGATTACCAAGTGTACATCATTGCCATTGTCTTGCGCCCATCTGTTATTGGGCGTTAGAGCAAGCATCTTACTAATAACTTCGCTTGTCTCGTAGGTTGGGCTTAAACTTTTAAACTTAGGATGCCATGACGCATAGCTATCACATCCTGTGTTGACTAGGGGAAGTTCTTCATATGTTTTATACAGTTGTACAGTTTTAGCAACATTATCTGCTTCTGTACTTGCTTCTCCTCTGGGCATACCAAAGCCTGAGCAAGTAAAGTTACAGCCAAATGTACGTAAGAAAACACTAGGTACACCTACAAAACGGCCTTCACCTTGTGCTGAATAAAATATTTCACTGACTTTAAGTTTCATATAATTTTGACCATATCTTTAATTTTTCTTTTTTCTTATCCATAGCAAGTTCTAATCCGTCTTGATCTAAAATACCTTGCTCGACTAAAATATCCACCAAAGCTAACATATCTCCCACTTCCATTTCTAAGTTAGCTCGCTGTGTTAGTCCTGATTTGTGTGAATTGTCTAGACCAAACCGATAGCATTTGCTAACTGCTTGTATAACTTCAGCACATTCTTCTTGTAGTATAACCAATGCTTCTTGTGTTTTATCGGCAATCATTATCTTTCCCAGGGAAACACGATCCATGAATCGTCTTCTGCTTTGTTAATTTCTTTAGCTGAATAGTCTACCTTGCCACTAAAGTCACTAGATAAATTATCAATCAATACAGCTATTTTAACATTATTACCCCAAACATTCAACCACTTTGGGCTGTTAGGCATACAACTACTTTGCCAATCTTGTTTAATCCAATCTAATGTAGCACCAGTGTCGTTAATATCATCAATGATAAGAATGTTTTTGCCTTGTCCTTCTTCGCCGTATATTGAGGTAGGGTGGGTTTCAACTATTTCATTTGGGTAATCATAACCAAAGGCATCTTCAGACATCCATAGGTTACTTTCAGACTCGCTATCGCTGTCACGTAGGCTGACCTTAAGGGTTTCCATTGGAATACCCAATGTATTGCTCATGATCACAGCTGGTACTAATCCGCCTCTAGTCAATCCCACAATGTAATCTGGACGCCAATTGTCCTTGTACATTTGAAACGAGATGTCGTTGACCATTTCAGTGATTTGTTGATAGGTGTAATACTGTTTCTTAATAGACATACTTGTCCACCTCTCTCATATTATGTTGTGTTACGTGTTTATCAAACGTCATTAAGAATATTAATGCAGCACCCGCATCTTCTTTGCAAAATCTTAGCAGATGTTGATTACTGCCATCGTTGGTCTTATGACTAGGTCTACCTTGGCCGTACTGTACTACAGAAACCTCATGCGACTGTCCTCGATGATCATGCCATAGTCTGCAGGATATATTTTGCCCTTGGTCAACATACCATTTAAGTATATCAACGTTTAGTTCATCGACCATAATAGTTACTTCGTAGTTGATAGTAACTCCGGGCGGTAATGGAATCAACGCAGATATTCCATAGTAACAATTTTGCTTAGGCTCTCTCCCAAATCAGCGTTCTCGTCAATTACATAACGTCTAATGCTTTCATGGTCTTTCTTTTCATCGTAGCGTGTGGTTTCTACAATCTTACCACCATTAG